CCCCTGGCCCATGGGAGTGTTGGAAAACAGAAATGGCTTGGGCGTGATGAGTACAAGTTGGATGCCGACGTTGAGAGAGAGATGGAACGGATGATTGAAGCCGCTCGCAACAACGTGTGTATTCCCGCCGTGTGGGTTGATACTCTGAAGGATGAACGAAGGCCTATTGCGAAAGTCGATGAAGGAAAGACTCGTGTGTTTTCTGCTGGTCCCATGGTGTACACGTTGGTTTTCCGCAAGTATTTCCTCGGTTTCTCCGCTCATTGCGCCGAGAACAGGATCGACAATGAAATTGCTGTCGGGACCAATGTCTACTCCGTTGATTGGACTCGCATTGCTGAGCGCATGACTAGCAAAGGGAGTCGTGTGATTGCCGGTGATTTCACCAATTTTGATGGAACTCTTGTCAAGGACATTCTCATGGGGGTTTTGGATGTGATTGAGGAATTCTATGATGGAACTGACGAAGACAAGCAAATTCGTCGTGTCTTGTGGTGCAGTGTTGTGAGTTCTATTCATGCATTTGGTGATTCTGTGTACATGTGGACGCATTCTCAGCCTTCTGGCTGCCCTCTCACGGCAATCATCAATTCGATCTACAATTCATTGTCTGTGCGTTATGTGTGGATGTCAATTGTGCCTGTTGAGTACGCCAACATGAAGGAGTTTGGGCGGCATGTTGCCATGGTATCCTACGGTGACGACAACATCATCAACATCAGTGATGTGTGCTCAAAATTCTTCAATCAGATCACCATCGCCGAAGGGTACAAGATCCTCGGAATGACGTACACCGACGAAGACAAGAGCGGGGAGCTTGTTGCGTTTCGGAGTTTGAGTGACATCAGCTTCCTGAAGCGCAGGTTTCGGAAAGTTGAAGGCTCGTCACTGTACCGCAGCCCGATTGCGATGGATACAATCTTGGAGATGATGAATTGGGTCCGCGGATCATCGGAATTGTTGGAGAGGACTGTGGAGAATGTTGAAACAGCGATGTTGGAGCTCTCTCTCCATGATGACGATGTCTTTGAGGAGGTCAGTGCCAAGGTGCGACGAGCGTGCGAGGACTTGTCTGTGCGTCCGAAGATACTCACTCTCCACGAGTATCGTACCTCAGCTTTGGTGGCTCTCGGTGCGCTTGTGGCTGCCAACAAGATGTAATAGTGTTATAAATCCACAACAGGGGCTCAGTGTGATTGTCGTATGCATTGTGCAGCAAAGCCCGATTTG